GTAGTTAAAGTGGTACTTCCAGTCGAGCCTGAGATGTTTCCTGTTCCGTCTTTTGGAAGGTTATGTCTTAATAATGTAAATGAGTACTAAGTAAGGTTGTAATACTGAATTAGCTGAACCTGAGAAGTTAGCAGATAAGGTGTGATCATGAGATTGACCTCCTCCGGTACTATTTGTTGTAGCGGTTTGACACATACCCATCTGTACTACAACAGTGGTCATACCACCACCACCACCAGAAGCGGTTAAACTATGAGTATGAGCGGCTATCTGTTGAGTAGTTAAAGTGGTACTTCCAGTCGAGCCTGAGATGTTTCCTGTTCCGTCTTTTGAAAGGTTAGGTCTTAATAATGTAAACTAAAACTAAGTAAGGTTGTAATGTTGAAACAGAGGAACCTACAAAATTAGCTGACAACGTATGGTCATGAGATGAACCTCCGCCTGTATTTTGTGTGCTCCCACTCCCTCGGCCCAAATTTTGTTCACAAGCAACAGGTCCTCCTGACATAGGAGTTGTTACACCCGCATGAGAATGACTAGGTATCTGTTGAGTAGTTAAAGTGGTACTACCAGTCGAGCCTGAGATGTTTCCTGTTGGCGTCACGGTATTTGCGCCGCCTGTTTGAGCCAAAGATTTTGTATTTGATTTGTTTACAACTGTTCTATCTGTTAAATCTGGTACATTAAATGAAGCACCTGATCCACCATAAGTATAACCAATAACTGCAAATAATGCAGCATAAGTTGATGTTGAAACTGATTGACCATTACATTCTAAAAATCCAGATGGAATTGAAGCTGAACCCCAAGGAACAACTATCCCAGTATTGACACCTTCAATACCTGTTAAAAATGCTCCATCAAAATCGTATCTTGTTGCTTCGTAATTTGCCATAATTATTTATCCCTATATGTCCAACCAACTGTTGCATCACCTGAATACACTAGAGTAAATCCAGCACCTTCAGTATTGATAACTAAGTCAGAAGCACTATTTGCTATATTACTAGAATTTCTTCCCATAGTCAAAGGTTTAGTATCAAATGTGTAACCTGCATCAATTACAGATACCATATCTCCTGCAGCTGGTGAAGCTGGAAGTGTTAATGTAAATGAAGTTGTTGCTGTATTTGCAAGTATTGCAGAACCTGGCTGAACTGTTGCAGCAGATGTAACTGATCTCCATATTTGCTCCATTGAAATTAAATTTACATTTGTTCCATCAGCGTAAAGTGTATATCTATTTCCTTGTGCTAATTTAATTCCAGTTCCTGAAGTTGTTTTAAAAGTTAATGTGTAAACACCCATAGTAACTTGGTTATTTACTAAATAAGTTTTTTCAATTGCATCTGGAACTACAACGTTTACGTTTCCAGATAATGTACCTGTTAAATTTAATACAGCGTTTTTACCAGTTGATATTGCTCCATCTGTAAATGTAAGTGTAAGTCCTGTTGTTGCGTTAACTGCAAGTGATTGATAGCCAGCGATTGCTTGTTGAATAATATATAAGTTAGTATTTGTAATTTGACCCCATGTACCAGCGTTTTCGCCAGTTGCCATTATGGATAGTTTAAGATCTGATGAGTATATTGTAGCCATTTAAATCCTTATTTTGTTCTTATTAAAATATTTATCAGTTTTTGTCAATTAATACAACCTCTATATTTTAAGCTGCAACTTCTGTCCATACTATAGATTGTCCAGTATTTACAGGAGTCCAAGCACCTACATATAACTGACCGGTTGTTCCTGTCAAGTTATTTCCTGTTAAATTTACAGGAGTATTTGTAGCAATTGTTACAGAACCAACAGCTGTTGTTAAATTTTGACCTGTTACATTTACAGGTGTATTTAAATCAATAGTTACTGAGTTTAACGAAATAGATAAAGATTGGCTAGTTACTATTGTTACTACAGCTATATCAATAGCTATATTTCCTTGTGCTAGAGTTAATGTTTGTCCTGTAACATTAGCATCTGGACCCGCATCTACATCACCTTCAGTTAAAGTTAATAATTGACCAGTTAAAGAAATACTTACATCAATAATTGGAGCAACTGAATTTAAAGATGTAGATAATTGTTGACCCGTTAAATTAAGATTAGCATCCCCTGTAATAGATACGGAATTTAAAGAACCTATTAATTGCTGACCTGTTAATGCTACTGGAGTATCTAAATCAACTGTTGAACTTCCTTCAAATGTAGATAATCCAATATTTTCTCCCCATCCAAGTTGACCCCAACCATTTGCTCCCCATGTTGTCGCTGTTCCAGGAGCTGTTACTGGTACATCTATTCCAGGTATTCCTTGTACACTGTTTAAAGTTAAATTTGCTAATTCTCCAGATAAAGAAATATTCGCTGTTCCTGTAATTGAAACAGATCCAGAATTAGTAGATAAACTTTCTCCTGTTAATAAAACAGAACCATCAATTGATAAAGATACTGAACTTAAAGAAGTTGTTAAATTTTGACCTGTTACTTCAACAGTAGGACTCGCTGTGTTAGTTCCCCAACCAGTTAATCCCCAAGTATAAGCTCCCCATCCATCATTTACTTCTGCTGTAATTGAAACAGAATTTAAAGAAGATGTTAAAGATTGCCCTGTAAGAATTTCAAGTACGTTTTCATTACCCGTACCAAATTCACCAATGCTCCAACCTTTTTCTCCCCAATTAGAAGCCATTTAAACCCCCGATTAAGAGATTCTAATAATAGCTGCTGAACTTGTAAAAGCTGGAAATTGAATAGTGAATGTTCCTGAAGTAGCTGTTTTATCTGCTCCAAAGTTTAATACTGCAACTGCAGAATTAGAAAATGAAGTATTATATATCAAGCAACCTCTTGCAGTTAATGTAACATTCGCAAAAGATAAATCAGCAAAGTCTGTGAAAGCAACCGTTGATACAACTGATGTTCCAGAATTTACTAATGCTTTTCCACCTGTTGTGTAGTTTGTTCCAGAAGAACTTACTTCACCACTTGTTGTGTAAGAAGTTGTTGCTGCACCTAGTGTCGCAGTTGATACATAAAGAGCTAACTTAAACTTATCACCACCCGCTGATGAAAAATCTTGATCACCATCCAATAGTTGTTTTTTAAAACTATTTGGTAACGCTTGTGTAATAGCCATGTTTTGTTTCTCCTTATTGTGGTTTACGAACTATACGAGGTTCTCCATCTAGAAACTCATCAGTTCGTCTTCTTCCCATTTGTTCTAATGAGAATCCTTCGATAGCTTGCTTATATCTATTTTCATAATATTGCAACATATCATTTGGACCCTTTAAGAACCCATAAGCCTCTACTAGGCAAGCATATAATAAGCCATTGGGAAATTGTTGACTTAAATATGTAGTTGTATTTGTAGCCGATAATCCAGTTGGTTTCAAGATATAATTTGCTTGTACAGTATAAGCTTGATCTGGAGTAGGTGCTACTATTACTGTATTTTCGTCCCAGTTAGCATAATATTTTGGTCTTCCAGTATTATTATCTTGATTATATTCATTTATAAAAGACATATCTCTAACGTCTAAAAATGCTATATCTCCATTAGTATCAAATATCTGTAAGGATCTTATGATCAAACAGTTATCAGGAACTGTAAAATATTTTTGAGTTATAACGACAGAAGATGTTGCATATTTTCTATTATTATCAGAATCAACATCCCTTAAAATTCTAAATTCAGCGTCTTGAATAAACCCATTTATAATAGTTGAAGTAAATACATTTGAATCAACCTCTGTATAATCTCTAATTTTTGTAACTAATTCTGCGTATGTCATATTAAGCCTGTAAAGTTACTGGACCTGCAGAACATTGTGCTCCACCACCAGCTATATTTCCTGTTGTTGCCGTACTTGTACTTAAAAAATAAAAATAATTTAAAGTATCACTTACAATACCAGATGAATCAATTTTTCCAACTGTAATTGTAAATCCATTAGCATTTGAAATATCAGTAACTCCATCAAATGATGGAACTGAATCAAATGAATCTTCTCTAGAAGGAGTACCAATAGTATTAACTTCTGGTGGTCCTCTAAATCTTACGATATTACCAGTAGATCTTCCATGATCTTCTGAATAAACATTAATATAAGTATTGCCAGCGTATTTTGTAGTTGAAAAAGGATTGGGTGTTAATACTACAATAACTGGTGGTTCAATTCTATCAGGATGTGCATATCTTAAACCCTGTGGATCAGCAGTAGTTGGTTTTGGTTCTAATTGAGGTTGTTTAGCTTCATATTCAGAAATATGAACCCATGATCCATTCCATTCTTGAACCATTTCTTGGTAAGGAAATCTACAACCAGAGCGGTCGGAGATCATATAAGCAAATCTACCGCTTGAGTTTTTAGACATTTGGATAATAAGTTTTTGGAGTTATAAATGAACTTGAAGAAGATCCATCACCTTCTAAAGCTCTATTTAATTCATCTTCATATAACATTTTTAATTCTTGTGTTCTTTGCGGAGCAAGTTTAAGTGATACATAATACGCAAGTCCTGCACACATACATGGAACAAATCTATAAGGAACATCTGTTGCATTTGTATAAGCTCCAACGTCTTGAATTCTTTTAGCATAGTAATATTGCATTACATTATTTACCTGATCTGCTCCTGGAGTCAGATATAAAGTAATTGTGATTTTATCTATAAATCTTTGTACATAATATTGTGTTGGTTGACCTTGTGAATATTTAGAGGATAGTCCACTGTAAGCTGATCTATTAATTTTTGTAAGTGGAAAATCAACAACAGGAACTTGTTCTGTATTTCTATAAACTGCTTCTAAAATATCATCTGGTCCATAAGTAATAGTATTATAGTCATATACAGTTGCATTATCTGCATGAATTGCAGCTGTTGTACCATTAGCTCCACGTGTACAACCTGTTATAGTCATGGAATCTGTATCTGTACCAGTATAAGTAATTTGTTCAGTTCCAATTAATAAAGTTCCAGTTGTTGGAAATTGCCAAACTGAATCTAATGTGATTGTTGTTTGAGATGCAGTGATTGCACCATTTAAATAACTTAATGTACCATCTG